GTTGGGGTCGTTGAAGACTTAATAGATTTAGAGGTCGCAAACTTGCCCCTTTGAGTAAGTTCACTCCGCCAAACGTCTGCTTTTTCACCTCCAAGTGAATATCGCTTGCTGTCTGTTTAATAGTTGTTATTTCTTGTTTAAACCCTTGTCTGTCAGCCTCGTTCTGCGCAATGATACTTTTAAACTGCGTATCATTTGCAAGGAATTTGGCTTCGTTCCATTTCTGCGCACTGACGATGAACTCAATCTTGGCGGTGCGTACCTGTCCGTTATAGGTTGCGGAAATAGTAACGAAGCCACTCCATTGTCCTTTCGTTATGCTATGAATGGTAAGGGTTCCTGCTTCTGAAACGTCAGCAATACAATTCTTACGTTCCGTTATCTCTATCTTGCTTGGTCTTACCTCCATCGTGCCAAGATACATCTTCACCTTACCCGTGTTACTTGTCTGAATACCTATCTCACCTTTGTTATCGGTTTGAAAGGTAAATGCGTGAGGTGTAACAACAAGAGAAAGGGTATCTTCTCCGTCTGATACATCAGGGATATGGAATGAATCCTTGTATATTGCCATATTATTATCCTATTATTGTGTAATAAATCAAAATTAGTGCAGCTACCTCGCCTACATAATAAGGTTTTGGTAGGTTCAGCAGGCGATACTCCGCCCAACATAATGCCGTTACTCCCACTATAAATGGGTGAAATGTTACCACCCACAGTGTACCGCAGATAAGTGCCGTAAACGCTCCAATGGAGTGCATTTTTTCTTTCTTATAAAGTGGCTCACCGCCAACTAAGATAAGCCCAAATACGGCAAATAACGCTAAGAAAGGAGCAATGCCACCCTTGCTCAACATTACGGGTAATAAGGTTAGGCTGCTCGTTACCATTGTAGCGGAAAACAACCACCTATATTTTCCCATATAGGCGTAATCGCTTACGTATTCACCTATGCCGTGCAAAGCTGCCATAGTAACCAAATAAGCTACTATGATAAGCAATGATATGGTGTATAATACCGTCATATTACGTTGTTTTAAGATTTAACTTTGGCGGATAGTTGGTGGTATAGTCGTATTTCTCAACTTCTTCCACCGACTTCAACCCCTTAACGTTGAATAGGTGTGTTTGCGTTACATTATAGGCTTGGTAGGCGTAATGACCTACCGCATCAAGTAACTTAAGAGCTAACTGGCAATTAACAACCATTTTTAAGCCATTCAGCCAAATCTCGCTTTCCGTTAAGCCATTTGCAACATCAAGTTCAATAGCCCTGCGAGTGCCTATCCTGTCCTCCCTGTTTATCCAAGCGGACACGCCGTTAAGGCTAAAAGAGTTCACGGCTTCACTATTGTCATATGCCTTTATTTCGGATACCTTAGCCTCGATAGCTTGCTTTAGCTTATCTTCTGGCACTTCGACCTTTTCGTAGCCGTGTTCCAATAACGTTTCCTCTGACGGGTTGATGATGAAATCTTCGCCTACTTTAATGTATTGTCCGTTGTAAACATCTCCTGTTTCTTTGTTAATGTATTTAATCATATCTTTTTTTCTATTATATTGATGTTAGGGTAAGATTTTTTATAATATCTTGCGCAATTAGGCTGGACGTAAAGGGTCTTTTTAACCTCTGGTTTGAACTGCTCGTTATATTCAACTTCAGTGCTACTTAATAACACTAAATAATCTATGCCTCTTCTAAGGGAAAATGCACCAATTCTTACAAGCTTTCTTGGTAGTGATGCTAATAAACAGTTTTTGACATTTTCTAAAACTCCCTCTCCGAACCTTACGACATCAGCACTATATCGCACCTTTCCTATGTCGTTTTCGTAGGTGTGGGAAACAACTTGCAAACCCTCTTGCTTGCCATATCCACCTATTAAATTTCTTTCCGAATTATCAACTTTCTGCCCGTCCGTTGTGATATACCACAATTCGTTGTCGGGCTGTTTACTGAAATCAACGCCACATATCAGCTTATTGGCTATTGCTGCTAAACGTCTTCTATAACTACTCATAGCACCCTCCTTAATTGGTTATCAGTATGGCAACTCCATTTACAACACTGCCTTGATACGTCCTGCCTTTTAATATTGTAGGCACAACGCCGTCGTACCACTCAACGCCGTGCAACTGAAACTCGGTAGCCTTGTCGGCTGGTGTAGAGAATTGAAAACAATACTCCGCCAATATTGTAGGCTCCGTGTTTGGTGCAAGCGACAAAGCAAGCCTTTCAACTTCACCCCACACGTGCATTGTGTTAGGTGCCAGTGCAAATGTTGTATCATTCGTGCCGTGATTAACTAAGGCTATACGCCCATCTTTTCCGTCCTCGCCTTTCGCACCAGACGCTCCTGTTTTACCAGTTTCGCCTTTGGCACCTCTTTCGCCATTATCACCCTTTGCTCCTTTCAGCAAGTCAGCTCTCAAGGTTTTCATATTTCCGTCCCTACCAAGAACAGGCAGGGTCGTGAAATCAGCAAGATTGTCGGAAGTTGGCAACTCTTCCACTGGTTGTGTCCGACTTGCTAATATTTCTCCAACTATTTTCTTAACTTCTTCTTTCTCTTCGTTTGTCATATCCTTTTATTTATTAAATTCATAATTTATATATGCACCACCTTTTACTTCTGACGCCTGTATGGTGATACGTCTTCCTGTATTGGCGTGAGCTTTATTCCATGCAGCATCAGCTTCGGAATCAGAACTCATACGCGTCCACTTTAGTCTATACGGCGTAATATTTGATGTAATATCTTTGCCACCTTTATATACTGTTCCGTATAGCGTAACAGAGCCTTTACCGTTCTTTATCGCTCCTGACTCTACCGTTATATCTACTTTAATATTATCATCGCCTTTATCAACTTGCAATAGCCACTTGTCGCTATGCTCAGAAGGTTCTTCTGTAACAGCTACACCTTCGGGCGCAATGCAGAGCCACAGCCTGCCATTGTAGGACACTCTATCATAATAGAAGTATTCCTCGCCTTGTGTCCATTCACCACGTTCAGTAACTGTTGTTACCTTTTCTCCGTTGTCATTGACAAGTTTGAACATACGAGTATTGAAAACAACTTCCTTTGGGCTTACTATTGCCGTACGCTTACTCTTCAAGGTGTAGGAGTTTACCCCATCATACCAAATAATGGCAGGCGCATCATCACCATTCACGACCACATATATAAGGCTCATTCTGTCGGTATTGGTTCTGCTTCCGAACTGAACCAAAGCATCTCCGACTTGGGGAATATCACTACCTTCCTCGCAGTCGGTAGCCGACAAGTCGATATAGTCTTCACCGACCTTTTTCACCAATCTCCAATACCGTCTATTAGATACGCCTTTGTATTTGCCTTTTTTGATGTTGAAAGTCTGACATCTCGCTTGGTCGCCCACCTCCCATAAATTGGTAGTTGCCATCGTGCCATCGTCCTGATGAAAGTAGCAACGATACGCAGCAGCATCGGTGGCAGCATTGCCGTCAAAGCAGCCCAAAACACCTCCATTAGCTGGAATGAACTTACCTGCTGATGCAAAAGCCTTAGAAGGCTTCCGAAAGGCTTTCTTTGTGTAAGACAAGAATTTCCTATTTGCAGGGATTAGTTTACCGCCAGAGGTGAAATACTCCACCCTGTCAGAAAGTTCTTCTCCGTTTTTATCGAGTGGTACAACTTTCTTTATTTTAGAACCACAAGACGAAAACACCATATTTCCGCCTACGTAGGACAACTTACGTATTTCAAGCTCGTTGAAAACAGCCTTGCCCCACACGATAAGGTCAGTGATGGATAACTGGTATTTCCCATCTTTTCTTTTCGTTACTTCAAATCCAGTTTCAGTCGTAGGGTTGAAATCATACGACTTCAACACATCTGTAATAATAGACAACAACTCTGCTCTCCCCTTACCGTCAATACCCTTTCCATTGTTAAAATCAACCCCTTTCAGAAAGGTAATTAACTCCTGCGCCGTGTCGGGGGTGGTTTTTGATAAAAAGCGTTCATCGCCAATGCGTTTTATAAGCATTGCAACATCACTTGCAGTCATACCACCGCCACTACCACCTTTACTAAAGATGCTACCATTGTATATCTTATCAACAGCAGTTGTTATTTTCTGATAAGTGCTTTGCTCAATCTTTTCGTTAAGCGTGAGTTCTACCTTTGGGATTAGCCCCTCGCCCTCTTTTATCGTTATACTCTCAATCGTTATATTTACGATTGGTAGTATTTCGTCTGCTTTATCTGTATTAGGAATACCCCAAAAAGGAAATTTAAGACCTGCATATAAATTCCAATACACCGACTTTGTTACATCGCCTGCTATCTCACATTTATCGTAATTGCGAGCAAGATATATTTCATCAAGATGTGGCTCGTATGTGAACTTCGTCTCACTATTCTCTGCAAGATATTGCGTTGCAGCAGTAAGCAGTCGCATTTCGGCAGCTTTAATGTAAGCGTCTGGCATTTCTATGCCGATAAGTACATAATGGTCCCCAGCATTTAATTTGTTTATTACACTCGGGAAGTATGTATGTATAGTTTGGTCGCTTGCCCTTGTAAGAGAAAGCTGCCAACCTCTATAAACCTTTCCGTTCTTCGTGTATTTTACATCTTTTACATCATCGCCAATCTCAAATTCCCTTGCTACGCAATGACCATCAGACATTACTATTGTAGGTTTGTCTTTTCCCGTGAATTGAGCCTTGAAATTCTTTATACCCAAATCCTTGATTATAACATGGAAAGGAGTGTTTACAAAGTTATCGTAATATTGCAAATCTCCCCAACGATATTGAGGCTTGAAATCTGTTTCTGTGTGAGGTCTCTTTTTTGAATCACCAACGAAATACTCTATTAAGTAATTAGTATCTTTTAGATTTACTTTGTAGAACACAACTTCAAACGTAACCCTTACATCTGACCTTTCCGTAAGCCTTATCTCCGGTACTTGAACATTCTCTGAACTCACATCAGGTAGGTTGGGTAGGGGGAACTCATAAAAATCAGCTTCATTGCTTTTTATATCTCCGGGACAATGACAATAAGAATTGTATTCCTTTTCAACATTTGAAGAAATAGGTTTTATGTAGATTTTCAACCTATATCCTACGTTTATAAAACTACCTTTGCTCGCTTTTAGTTTTACACCTGCATAAACGTGATAAAAACTCGCGGACATAAAGTAACAGCCTGCGTTTTGGTCCTTAATCTCAAAAAGAGTAACTTCGTCAGTATGGAATTGTCTTCCTATATCTCTTATGTTATCACTATTTATGATATTATCACTGATACGAGCGTTCTCATCTATATAATGTGTTTTGTCTTTTGGGTCAGGAAGTACACCGTTTCCAATGTGAGCGTCATCTATAAGCGTGCCGTTACCATCCAAGTAACCAATGGCAAGTACTTCGTCTATACGTTCTAAATCTTCATAGTTCGTAAAAGACTTATGGTTGTTTACGTCAGGAGTAGTTCCTTTTGATTCTGTAAATCCATCAATATCCTCGCATTCGTTACCCCTCAATTCGCCATAAGTGGCTTCTTTAATTGTCGGGTATATCTCTTCCAAGTCCTGATTGGAGCCATCCCACATACCTACACCCTCTCGCAATCCTTCTATTGTAGATAAGCAGTTGTCGTTCTTATCCAAATAAGCATCATTAGTATCACCTAATACTGCACGGAGAAAAGGAAATTTTACCTTTCTCTGCGCGTTCCTCTGTACTTTTACAGATGGAATTTCAAAAGTATCAGGCAGTTGTAAATTTTGCGGGAATAAAGATTGCGACAAGTTGTATCGCTTATTGTAGTACCTATACGGCATGTTCTTGGTAGAGCCAAGAGCGCGCAGCCGAGTGATAATTTGTTGAGATTGGTTTGCAGATTTCTTTATCTCAAAGAGTGCTTTCCCTTGATTCTCCTTGTCAGCATAACCCTTGCCATAACCAAAATAGAAATATCCGTTATCTCCACCATTCTCCTTTACTTCAAAATCGTCACCCGTGATTGCACCAAGAGTATAGCCTATATAAATATCCTTACCCTTGATAAAATAATCGAGTTTAAAGGTATTCTGTACCTCTGACAATGCAGCAGCAACGGTTGTGTTATTGAACGTAAGTACCTTATCATCGGTATGCGTAACACATTGCATGATACCATTGCTTAACTTTGTCGAATTTAGATTAACGTGTATCTTCCAACCGTCATTAGGAAAAGCTCTATCAAGATTAGCTTGTATCTTGCCAGCCAGAGAGCAAACAGGGGTATATATAACTTCTTTCCCTGCAACAGTGCCTTTTGTTTCTCCGCAGAATAGTTGGAATTGTGCGCTACCAGTGTAGTTTGTGTCAAGCGCAGCAACATATTCTCCCGTCGTTGGGGTAATATCGAGCATCATTATGCGCCCCAAGTCATTAGAAACACTCTCTAACTTAACATTCTCATATTTAAAAGCATTGCCAATCTGCTTTGGTTTTGCTATTTGAGATACACTTGGCAAATTATTAAGGAAATATGATTGGCCACGATATTCACAGTAATCGCCAACAGTAAATTGTATCGGAACTTCGCTCTCTATGCTGAAAGTGATATACTGACCACCAACAGACATAGCTTTGTCTTGAAACGTCCACTTGCTAACCGAACAACGTACATGATTTTTTCCATCGTGTCCTTTGTATAATATGTTCAACTTATTTCCTATCATAATTAAACAAATATTAAGTCGCTAATAAAATTTACTCCATTTGGTAAAGAAATATACTTAGGAATAATATTCGTTATTGGGTCTTCTACTGCAAATTTTACTTTAAAACTTGCTATTGCATCAGGGTCTGAATCATCGCAAGAATAGACGTCATTATCAACAGAAAGAACACGAACATCCTTGCGTCCAATCTTTGTGTATTCATCATATATCGCCAATCTTCCTCCGACAGAGTTATTATCCCTACCATACACAAAATTAACAAAGTCAGCAACATCTTTATGTATTTTATCTTCTGTTCCCTTATAAAGAAATACAACTTCTATGTCATAATTCTTCATAGGTATCTTTTTAGGTATATAAACATCACGCCCATCTTCGCCAGCCCAATCTCTTGTTGGTAAATCTTTTGTTTCTGGGAGTAACTTGAATGGAAATTCGCTACATGCAATGTTAAACGTGGACAATAAATCTACAACGACACCTTTTGTGTAAGATTTGCCGTCAAAATTCAACTGTTGAATATATGTTTTCTTAATTTCCATTTTTCGTTTGTTTTATTTACAAAAATACATTTTTGGTAGCGGTAAAAATATTTTACAAACTAAAATCATATATAGGGATAAGCGTTTTTACTAAAAGTTATGCGCTGATTTCTTTTATTTTACTATTTTTGCAACAAAACAAAAATATCATAATGAGCAAAAGAATAAGCATTGAACTACGGAATAAAGCGAGAGAACTTGGGCTTTGCAATGAATGGTTTAATGAATGGAGTGACACATCTTCAAAACAGGAGCTTATAGACAAGTACATCACGGGTATAGATTTTGCGCTACAACATCATTACCCAACAAACCAATACATAAAGGATAATTTTGAATTGGAACTATTGCGCAAAAACAACATACTTGTTGATGATGAGAGGAATTTGCTAAATCCAAGCGTTGCGGTAATACTTGGCAATACTAAAACAAAGATTAGGGTAAATGGATTCTCACGTTCGATTATCTATGTAAGGGATAAGTCCGAAGTAGATTTAATTGTAAAAAATAGCTCATTCGTGATTGTGCATACTTTTGATAATGCTTCTGTAAAAGTAGAAACAGAAGACAAACCAAGCGTACTTATTCTCAAACATTCAAAAGATGCGACAATAAAAACCACGAATGGTATAAAGGTTAAGGAAGAATTTGATTATTTGAAATAATTGATTACTTTTGCAAGTACATTTACGTTTTCACAGTCGTTTTGACAGTTAGACGTTTTCATAATTGTAATAAAAAATTAAAAATGATGAGGCGACTGTCTGTGAAGACCGTCGCTTTTTAATACGAAAAACGGAGTCCGCCATTACTGACAAACTCCGCCGAGAGAAATATATATAAAAAGCCAACTAAGCAATATGCAATTTCTGATTGCCAATTATGACGTTATGTAAGTCGTCTGAAAGTCTTTCCACCTTCTCGTATAAAGCTCCATTCTCGCTGATAATGGAACGTATTGCAGCTACGTTTGCATCTATTCTTCCAAGTGTTGTAGCCATTCCTGTTATCTGTTTTACGTAATCGGGGAACGCTTCATTGATAAACTGTGTTTGCATAAGTCGGATATACGATACATCTTGTCGCAATGCGTTGATATAACCAGCAAGCAATGCACTCGTTTCTTCAGAAGTCCCTTGTATTCCACTACTCAATGTTTTGTTGCTGCTGTTCTTTTGACTAAACCCAGCATCGTTAAGCATTTTTTCTGCTCCGTTGAGGTACTCCATCGCAGCAATCATTAGTTTCTTACCATCTCCGTTATCACTGAAATAATCAGCCGACACAGACAACAGTTGTGCAGCTACTTTGTTCGGGTCATCAAAGGCATGGGGGTCTTTTACGTTTACCACACCTGCTTTATAGTTTCCGTTCTCGTCCGTATATCCAAACAATTTTCGCTGCAGTTTCTCCATCATTGGTTGGATAATACCAATTTTGAGGATATTGTTAACAACACTTTTCATTATGTTGTTCACTGCATCTTTGTAGGCGTTAGCTGCATTTTCTCCATTCTCAAACGCATTTGCAAGCGCATCTGATATTTGGTCTGCCCACGATTTCAAGTCTATTCCCCACAAGTTCTTTGCAAGGTCTTCCGAGAAGTGCATTATCTTATCATCGAGTTCTGCTATCTTTTGTTTGTATTCTTCCAAAGACGCCGCTGATTTTTTCTTCTTACTATACTCTTCGTTATACATACCAATGTAATTACTACGTTGTTGGTTAAGCAGATTAAACTGTTGTTGATAACCATTAACACCTTCTCCTCCGGCAGAGTTATAATAATTAGCCATAGCTGTTCCTGCTGCGCCCTCTTTGTTAAAAGTTAGTCTTGCTTTACCAACTATATTTTTTATTTGTATTTGGTTTGCAGCATATTGCCTTTGATACATTCTTATCATATCCCCTTTATCATACCCAAGCGTGCGCTCTTGCGCCCTTGCTATAACTTCTGTGTAACCCTCAATCCTCGAAACGGACTCTTTGAGTTTTTCTATATGCCTGTCAATTTTCTTATCGTGCAAGCGTGAAAAAGCAGCAATAGGACTTGCTATCATTTTGAATGGAGCAGAAATTGCGCTTGACACAAGACCGCCAACATTTCCACTCATTGCGTTTTTTGCAATATCGCCTACCGGTGAGAAGATAGATGATATACCCCCTATTGTGTCAGATACATCACTCCATAAATTAGCCTTGCCTTCATCACCCAAAGCATCAAACATATCAGAAAGAGATTTGGCAGCTTCATTTAATCCATCTAAAGTGCCAGTAACGAGCGATAAGGCTAATGATATATCACCAAGGCCATTCATCATCCCATTTAGGGAATCGCTTTTCCCTGATAATTTTTTAAGGTCTCCGTTTTCATTAATTTTTTTATCTATTTCTTCTTTCGATAGACCGCTATTTTCGTATAATTTTGCAAGCTCTGACCTTTTATCTTCTATCTGTCCTTGCACTTTTTTTTGTAACGCAGGAATACCACCTTGAATAAATGTTGCAATATTGCTATCAGAACCAAAGAAAGTATTTTGTTTCTTCTTGTCAAGAACATCTTGTATCTTTTGCATTTCTTTTGCATATTCAGATGCTGAAACTCTGCCAGTCGCTAATTTCTCATTTAATTGATTTTTCAAAACTTCAGCAGTTTTAATAGCCTCTTTTCTTGTCATGGCAAGAACGTTCCCGAAATATTTAGAAAAGGCAACGGTTGCTTTAAAGTTTTGCTCATCTCTAATTCCTTCTGCTCTTCTGTTAGCCATATCTCTTTTCTCTTTTGATATTAACCCAAGTCTTTCCAACAAGTTGTTTGAACTAATAGAAGTGTTGTAATCTGCATTGTTCCTGCTTGCAATAGATTTGTAGTCAGACAATTTATTGATACTATCAGAATACAATTTTATCGCTTTTTCTCTTTCCGCTTTTGCAAGTTTCTGCCATTCAAGTATAAGTTTGTTTACAGCTGGAATAAGTTTTTGCATCAACTCATCATACTTTCCATCTTCGTTTTTTATATTAAATAGAAATCCGACACGTCTTTCAATTTCCTCCTTACTTGCTTTTTCATCGAAAAGATATTCGTGGGTAGCCATTTGCCCTTCTGCAAATTGGTGTATACCGTAAAAATCCCTACTTGTTATTGAGGTTAAATTCTCCAACATTCTATTTTTAAAGGCATCTGCTACATTCTCAAGTGGCATATATACTTTCGTCACATCTTCTCCTTCTTCTCTCGCATACGCTTTATCTCTCTCAACGACAAGCACGTTTCCACCAAACAGTCCCGTTAATCCATTTGTTATACTATCTGCAAGGTTATCGTCTCCCGTTGCTTTTAATACCTCCTCAAATGTTTTAAAAGCGTCTGTTATTCTTTCAAGCGTTTTCTCCATATCGGACGTAAACTTTTCGCTACTTTCAGAAAAAGAGTCGTGGAATAGTTCGTTTACGGTTTTCGTTAAATCTGTGATAAAGCTTTTCTTTTCATCTGCCATATCACCATTATAATTAAACTTGTGATTGCTTACTTTTTCCCTTTCTTTATTCAGCAAGCTCTGATAACCAGCTATACTTGTAATATCTTTAAAATCAGAATTTTCAAGAACGTTTCCATAGGCATCTCTAACCCTCTTAATAGCGGCAGGCTCTGAACGCAAGTCTTTGTACCACATCTTGTACATTCTGTAAGCCTCACCAAGGGATTGTATATAATGTCTTTCTCGATTCATCCAATCCCTATCTGCCTTGCGAGCTGCAGCTTCCGCTTTACGTTTTGCAGCTTCTGCTCTATTCTTTGCTCGCTCTCTTTCCTTTTGACGCTTTTCTTCAGTCTTTGGGTCTATGTATGACTGATGTTCGGATTTGAGATATTCAAGCGAACGTTTCATTTCTTTCGCTTGTTCAATACTCAAAGCAAGTATCTCTTCCTTGCTTTTTAATTCATTGTAAACCTTTAATTCAGCTGGATTGTGAATATATCCATCTTTCCCCCTATGGTCTCTTGCATATTTTTTTCTTTGAGCTTCTACAACTTTTTTTTGCGCCTCAAACATCTTTAAAAGTTTGTCGGCGTCCCCAACACTTCTAACATCTAAGTTAACTTCTACCCCTAACGCCCATTTTATTTTACTTTTGTTAGACAATAAAATCTCCTGCGCCTTTTTTATGGTTTCTCTTTGTTTTTTTATAAACTCCGTATAATCTACATCTGTTTGTAAATTGAGTTTTAATTTCATTGCTAAAGCTCTTGTCTGCCAATCTTTTTGCGACATAAGTAAAGCGGAGTAGTTAAGCCCAGATCCTTTTAATCCTGCGACAAATTTTTTTTGTCCTTCTTTTCCTAACTTATTCCAAAATTCTAAGAATTTCTTGGACTTCTTTTTTGCAGCCTCTATAGCCGCACTTATTCCGTCAGAAACAGATTTATACATTTCTTTTTGAGTGGTCTTAGGAGATATATTCTTTTTCAGACTACTCATAAGGAACGTTCCTGCAATACGCTCCATAAGTATTTGCTCAAGAGAGTCTGCATCCTTTGTGTTTCCCGCATCTCTCATTGACTGTATGAGAAGTTCGTAAAACTCTTCGGAAAGATGCGCCTTGACTTCTTCATTTCCTATTTTTGCTTGGGAGAAGATTTGGTTTAATACATCTTGCACATACTCAATACCAGCATCCATATTGCCAGAAAACGATTCTTTAAGAATATCGGACATCTCACTTGCCAATGGTTGCATATCATTTTTAGCCGTTTTCAACGCATCTTTAGCTACGTCTGCATCATGCGTGCTTCCGTAATACTCATTTCCAAACTTAAATCCATCTTCAAACATGTATTTCGCAAGTGCTTCCTTTCTGCTTAAACCAAGTTGTCTTGCATAGTTCTCTATGTTTTGCTTGTCTCTGGCAGCAAGCCTATTCCATTCTGCATCGTTTATTGTTAAATTGTTCACAAGATTAGAATAGTAGTCTGAAAAATCCTTCATATTGGTTTCAAGTCCTTCTGTTCCCCAATCATTCCAACCTCCAGTTTTATCCACTGCGTTTCCTATTCTATCTTGTGTTATTGATCTGATTTGCTTTGCATAATCAATATCATTCAGCTTATCAAATGCTGCTTTAACTTGAGCAACTTGTCCTTCCGCTTTAACAATATCAAAATAATCTCCTTCGTAAAGAGGAGAGTGGGATTGCAAGGCTTTATCCAATTCTTCAAAAACGGCATCTACTCCATAATCTTCAAGCAGACCTTCATTTATAGTAGCTCTCTTTATATTTGCCGTTCCGTAGCTATTTTTAAATGAGCTTACTTCTTTCATTTCAACGATTTTGCTATCAACGAACTGTTCTGTCGATTGTCTTATTCCTTGTATATCTGTTTCCGCTCCTTCTTTTAGGGTATTTTTCAGTTCTTCTGCTTGTTCTGATGTTTCTCCCATTTTGTCTATCAAAGCCGTGAAACCAGCAACGGCTGCCATTATCCAAGTCATGGGATTTGTTAATAATGCAACTGCCATTGCTTTTGCAGATTGAGCTACCGCAATCATTCCAAGACGGACTGACATTAACCCCCTTCGCCACGCAGAAAACCCTGCGATTTGCGCGGCGCGTGCCTCACCAACTCCGGTTGCTATTAAAAGTTCTTCACGCTGCGCTTTATTTAACCTTCCAATCAAAGCAATGCGTTGCTTAGTTATATTATTTATTTCCTTGCTATACTTGATTTCTTCAAGGACTGCGCCGCTTGGGTATGGAGAACCTTTTTGAACGGGACTTGCTGCTGTAAAAAACATTCTCTTATACCAAGGCCCAGATGTGTTTAAATAAGCATTGGCATAGTTGGATTGCGTGGATGCAATTTGGCTCTCCATTATTTTTTTGTTTGCAGCAAGTGCCGATTTTCCAGCCAACATCGCTGATAATTTCATTATTCCATAGCCCCACGCAACGCTTTTTAAAACTCGTGCGTACCTCTGCCAGTTCTCCGTAAGGTCGTTTATAATTCCAACTGTACCCATTAGAAAACCTTTGTTATCCTCGCCTAATTCTGACATCATAATACGATAGTTGTTGCGCAAGTTTCTTAACTTACCTCCAAGCGTTTCAAACTGCCGTATCTGCATATTGTAAAATTTTCCACCGGGTCTGTCCAAGTCAAGAATAACATCTTGAACATCCTCAAAAGGAATACTCCTATCACGCATCTTGCTAAAAATATCCCTTCTTGTAACAAATTCTGCTTGACGACCAGCACGTTCCTCTGCTGCTGCGAGTTTGTTGTATTTCTCTGTCAATGCACCAATCATATCAATACCAGCAGTTTCAAACTGTCTGTTTTGAATACCAGAAAGGTAGCCGTATGAACGTGTATGCCCAAAAGCAAGAATAAGACGTGAAACATCTACATCAAGACCAGCACCAATATCCGACAATGACTTTAATGTGCTAAACACATCTTTTGCTTCGACACCGAAAGCTGCCAACTGTCTGTGTGATTTCAGCAAGTCCTCAAATGTATATGGCGACATTTGCGACAAATCTCGGATTTCGGAGTACATCTGTTGTGCAGCAGATGCACTATTAAGAATAACCTCCAAAGATTTCTTCTGCAATTCAAGTTCACCAGTGATATTTGCCATATCTGTAACGAATTGCTGCGCGCCCCAAATAGAGAGATACTGCATCGCCATTGATTTCAAATCAGAAATTACTTGCGACTGACCATGCGCACTATTCGCTGTTTGTTGTATGGCTTGGGAAAGTCGGTTTTCTTCTTGCGACAACTGTGCGTTTGCTTGTGCTGCCTGTCGCTTTGCAAGTTCGTTCTCTTTTTGTGCTTGCGCTTCGTTCTTCAACGCTTGGGTATTTGCTTGCGATTGCGTTGCAAGGTCGTTTCTTGCTGTAACAAGGTGTTCCTTGTATGCAGCCATAAGTTGAGAAGCATTAAGACCGTTTAAGTTTTCTACACCCGTAGAAGTAAGTCCTCCATGCGCGGTAATGCTCATTAAGAGTTGCTGTAAATGTTGCACTCTCTGTATCGTCGCATCTATATTGGAAGTATCAAGTCCGAGATTTTTTGATATAAGTTGCTGCGTTTTTAACTTCTCTACCAATGGGACAAGTCTTTCCATCTCAGACCTTGCCTGAATAACGCTCTTGGCATTTTCCGTCATTGTTTTGCCCCAGTTGAGATTTTCCTGTCCCTCTTTTAGAGAACTCATAGAGAACTTTACACTCTTGATAATCTCACCCATTCCAGTCATCATATTGGATAACTTACCCTCTTTATCAACAACTCCGTTGAATTGCTCAAATGCAGATTTAAGTTTAAGGATAGCGGAAGCCGTAGCATCAATATTCTTATTGATGGTATCAAAGTTCAAAGAACCTCCACCACCTATCAATTTCCTCGTTGCCTCTATGACGGTATTTGTTTCCTTGATTGTGTTGATAATGGTTGCCTTTATCTGTTCCGCCTGTGCTTGATATTCTCTTAACAAAGTATCGTTACCTGCAAGACCACTCATCTTCTGCATACTCTCGCCGATTGACAAAAGGTTTGGTGTTTGTGTTCGTTGCGTTCCGAACTTGGCCATAAAATCATTATAAGCCTTGTTGAGCTGATTGAAATATGCGGTGAAAGAATTATTATCCACTTTCGGTATCTCTCCAAAAACACGATTGAGAGAGTTTTTCATTTTGTCAAGCTCGCTACCAAGCGTATTCTTACCAATGAAGTTTTGGAGCTGCTGCATCTGCTCCAATACATTCTTAAACAAAGGAATATTGTCTGTGTCCTTTTTAAGACTTTCTTTCAGTTGGTCTATCTGTCTTATTCCCTCTGCTATATTTGGCATTTGGGCAGTCTGACCTATCTTGCCGAGTTCTGCATTTATTCCACCTACGGAACTCTTAAACTTATCGACAATACCGTTAAGCTTCTTTTCTATCTCTTCAAGTCCCTTGCTTGCTTGGTCTTCTATTGCGACCTGAAACTTTAAAACATTATTTCTATCCATCTTTAATCTTTGCTTTGTGGTTGTGTGTTATCTTTCTTTTCGCTATCAATCTTTCCTTTCCTCAACAAGTCCTGCATATTCCATTTGCGCTTTTTCTTTCTCTCTTTCCATTTTTCTACCGTTTCGTCCATTTCTTTTTGTGTAGGCTTTTCTCCTTCTGCCCTCTTGCGCTTTTTATAGCAAGTAATCGGAGCATCTATGTTCATCAGGTCTATCTGCGCAATGGTATATACCCAGTTGTATTCATACATCTTTACGGCTATAAGTCCGAAGAAGAAGTATCTTGTTCTGACGAGGAACTCTCTGTGCTTTGCTCCTGCGAAAGCTGCCCCATATTTAGTCCTTGAAGGATACGTTCTGCTTCCATCGTCGTCATTTGTAGAAGCGTATCCTTTGCCCCTATCAACAATGTGGTAGTCCCGAAGAATTGCATCGCTGGAACTTTTTTTTTACCCTCTGTAAGGATTGGTAATAGCTGTGCATAGTCATACTGTTTTATATAGTAGAACCACCGCCACAAAAACCAATATTTAAGGTGCAAAGTCCAAAATCCATTGAGGATATAAATTGCAGATGCCTTGCAAGCAAGTTTAGAATCACCGATTATCATATTGGCTTTATCCAATACATTTTCGCTTGCATTTTTGTTATCAATGTTGTTTATTCTTATCAATAGTTTTGATAGTTTGTTTAGCTGACCATATTTAAGCCACTTGATAAGATACTTCTTGTTTGTGTTTGGTATTGTTACTTCTGTTGGGGTGTTCTCTGTGAGAGATTTATAATCTCTCTGCATTTCTATCGAGGGCTGCTCTACTATAGGCTCTTTATTGCTATCCATAACGTATGTTTGCTTTATTGAGAAAGGGGCAGCGGTAATCATCACTACCACCGCCCCTTTGGTTATATATTATTGAGTGAAATTGTGCTGCACTTATGCACTTGTATCAGGAACAAGTACACCGAAAGCATCTGCATCTGCGCCTGCAGCGATAGAACCTGTCATGGTTACGCACAATGGCTTGTTTGAACCATCGAAAATAACCTGCGCCATAAACTTTGCCTTCTTGATGTACAAAACCTTGTCCTCTGAATCGTTGAGGATAAGCAAGCCAAGATACACAGCTTTCTGTGTAGAAGCATAGGTCTTACCCTTGAGCTTATCTTTACCACCAACGGTAGTTCCGGAAGGAAGCGTGATAGTTGTTTCTGCGCCTGTAAAACCACAGAAATCCATAATGTCTGTTTGGCTACAAGGAATTTCCAGCTTCACCTCGCCATCACCGGGAGTAAACTTAGAAACCCAGTCTGCTTGCAAACCATGTACTTTGAAGTGGTTTACACTTGGTGCGCCTGTGTCAAAGTTAAAACCAGAGTCTTCTGAAACAGGAAACTCAATCATATCGGAATCTTTCAATGTTGCTGCATTTGCAGATGTGGTAATACCGCCTTTCACTGCGAGTACACTTGATATGCCATTAAACACATCACCCTGCATGTCAATCTTTTTCTTAAATGCCATAGTCGTGATTTTTTTAAAGTTTGTATGAATTTATTTTTGTGCGGATGTTAAATGAAATAGTAGTTATCTGAAAACCGCTCTTGTCGCTTCCTTTCAGCAGCACAGTAGGCTCTGTTGCAACAATGTAGTCATCTTTGATAGGGAATAGGTCTAAGAACTTTTGAACGAGTGCCGTCTGCTTGCCAATGTTGGGGGTATTGTCTGACTTGGCTTTCATGCCGATATAGAACACACCGTCCGTCTTGATGATGAAGTCATCGTTGCCCTTTACTGCTCGATATTGCTCTGTTGGCAAGTCTATGACGACGAACTCGGTCATCTCCTTGGTCACATCTGGACGATTAGATAGATATACGTTAGCGACACCGGTAGCTTTTGCAGCCTTAACAAGCGAATTAAATATGTTGTACATCGTAGGCTTTGGCATAGTGCTAAATCTTTAAGAATTTTATACCTATCTGCTCAGTATATTGCAGTGTCCGCATAAAACCAGCAGTCTTTCTCTTTTGTTCTATAAATTCAGAGTATTCAGCCGTATATGCGACAACAATATCAAACATATTGTTTCCGTCAGGCTTATGTGAAGTAAAGAACATTTTTGCATCGTAAGCTCCAAGCCCCTCGTCTGTCTCAATCGTAGGATTGTAATGGCTTTTTACTCCTTCGTAATCTTTCTTGAAACTATATTTCTTCGGGAAAGTCATCTTAACAACAGTTGCGGACTTTGTTTCGTTAGAAGAGTAATAGGCTGCTATCGGATTTCCTGTTTTGTACAAGCATACAACTATACCATTAAGAAAGTTTCCTGTGAAATTATGTTTTTTGGGAGCATTCTCGCGGTTTTGTATCGCTTGTTTCAGGATATTTCTACAGAACGTCTTGCAATTCTGCTCAACCGTATTCTCTATTTCTTTCTTGAAATCTGAAATAGCCGAATGGATTATGTTGTTAATTCCTGACATATTTCCAAAGTAAATGTGTTCCTAAATTACCGGGCATTCTATCCATTACCTCGCCATATTCGATATAAGCACCTCTGTCTAAAAAAATCCTATCTCCCTCTTGTGGAATGGTTTCTTTCGTCCACTCGTCCTGCTTTAAAGGCAGCGCGAGACCTCTGTATGAGGATATTACTTCTCCGCTGACTGACGTTGTGAGCTTGTCAAAACCTCTGCAAATACCATCATACAAGACTACTCCTTCTTCCTCGTCTGACATAGGATCGTCCGACTTGGTGGGTCTGATAATCTGACACTTATGGGGAAATCTCGGATTGTTTACTGACATTACAAGTTCCTTTCTTTGTAGTTGCTATCGTGGCGGATATTATGAATACCACGTCCAATCATGCCCCATTTGTTGTTTCCAACGGTAGGCATATTGTACTTGGCATAAATATCATTAGCCATTCTCAGATACCTGTTAAGAGCATGCGCAGACATCGTTTCGCCACCTTCGGAATGCTCCCAATGGGCATCTTTGTCGGACACCTTCTTAGATGAAGTCGGAGAAGACGCAAGCCATATATAAAGCCCTGCAAGCGACAAATCGGACTCCTTTTCTGAAAGTTCGGAAAAAGGTGTGTCGGGTTTTACCCCTACTTTCGCAAGAATTGCCAAAAGGGTGTTGTCAGGAACGTCAATGTTCCTGACTGACCCTCTTAGATATTGCTCGATAGTAAACTCTGTCGGCATAGTTCATTCAGTTTTACGCTTCTTTCCAAGCGGTGAAGAAACCAATCTCACGGATATTGTTGAATACAGGAGCTGCGTACAACTCGCAATCAACAACATTCTTGAATGGACGCTCCTCAGTAGAGGAAAGCACCATAATGCGGTCTTCAACAAGGAAGTAGTTGTGGTTTTGCGCAACTTGTCCCATACGCTGGCGGTCGATATAAATAGAGTTGGTACACTTCATTTCAAATGGCATAATCATTGAACTGCAAGCAGCAAGGTTATGCTCATCAAATGCTGGTGCGTCTGGCACACCGATACCGTCTTCCTCGTGGCGAGACTTGTAATCCACTACATCAAAAGCCCAAACGCCCATATCGTGCATAAAGTTCAAGACTTCCTGCGGAGTTAGGTGTACATTTGCCTTATCGAAATAGTTTGCACGAGCGACGCAAGCATCTACCACCGACTTATGCAAGAGCATACGGTCGAATAATTCCTGTGAAATCTTCCAGTGGTCAACAGAAAGATTCAGATCCTTTGTGAGATACTTCTGCGCATCAAGCAAATCCTTAATAGGGTCTGCTTTGATATTTACCTCGATAGCACCTGTACCGGTGTTCTTTGTGAACCATTCCTTTCCACTCTCTGCCTTAATGAAGTGTGAGTCTGCGATAGGGAATTTGAAATCAAACGAAGTACCGTCAACAGAAAATTCTTTGATTTGACCTGTTGAAAGAGCCTGTAAGGTAACATAGTTCAACTCTGCGTGAACGCCGCCAATCATTACGTTGGTCTTGTCAGACACGGTGTCTGCCATAAGGATTGGATATGGAACACCCATAAGGTTTTTGTTCTTACGAATCATAAACAAGTCGTCCTCGTCAATAGAGAAACCGTGTCCCATTTTCATGATTGAACCACCATAGTATTTCCAACCCTCGCCATTGCGCTGCGGCTTTCCTGAATGAGTGCCAAGCAAAGAGGCACGCACCATGATAGGTGTTTCTTTCTGACCTTGAATCCACTCTTTATCATCAGACGGTGTACCCCAATCTGCGTATCTGCGCCAAATAGCAGTATTGTATTTAGCGTTGGTATCATCAAGGATGAGACCGAAATTCTCCGCACTGATATACCTGCGGAGGTCTGCTACTGAATATTGTGTGTAATCTCTCATATTCTATTTCCTCCTAATCTTTAATGACGGTTGCTGAAACGGAAGAAGCAACCATTGGTTATCAATGCTTTCTTTACCTCGTCTGTGATAGGCGGCATACGACGTTCAAGGACAGGTGCGTCCATCATATTCCACGCCACATCACCATCAGCCGAAACTGCGTTAGGGTCAAGACAGATGTCGTAAGGAGTAAGTCCGTTTACTTTATCCTTTATATCGACACCATCAACAGTACCATACACTACGCTACCAACATCTGCTGTTACAGCCGAAGCCATAGTAAGTACATCGTAAGCATCGTTACTTGCATCTATCTCTGTTACCTTCTGTCCTCCAATGGTCATTCCTACTTTTGCACGAGTTCCGGCAAAGACTTTCTCAACAGACAACTTTGTGGTTTCATTCTTTACAACCTTGAAACCATAAAGAGGTTTGATAGTTCTCTTTTCCTCATCAACAAGGACGGGCGTTCCCGCAGGGAGGACGTTGCCGTGTGTAGGCAGGTCTTTCAAATCCCAGTTAAAACCACCGATGAGCAAAGGGGTGTGTCCCTCGAATACTCTACGATAACCACCAACCTTGCCAGAGAACTGAATATTCTGATTAAATGTTCCTATTTGTGGCATAATCAATTTGTGTTTTTGCGTTAAACAATCTTTTTACTTTCTCTCGTTACACAAAACTCTTTTTGATAGCTTCAACCTTTTTAGCTTTCTCTTCATCTGCCTTTCGCTTAGTCTCGAGGTAAGCCTTAACGTCTTCGTCAGGACTACCATCGTCTTTACCACCAGCAGAGTTTCCACCGTAAGGTTTCCCACCGTCGCCATAAAATTCCTTGTAACGACCTTCGTAGATTTTTTCCACTTGGATTTTTAACTCGTCAACGTTTGAGTCTGTCTTAATATCCAACCCTCCGATTGCGAGATTAACAACAGGTTCTCTTGATGCCTTACGTTCTTTCGTAAGGTAATCTTTTAACTGTTGTTTGATAGTGCTGATTTTTTCAGATTCGGCAGCTTTCTTGGAATTGGCAATAAATTCAGATGTCGCGCTGAGCTGACCTCCAATAAGACCGCTCTTGCCGTCTTCTCCAAAGAGTTTTTTATTGTATTCTTCGAGAGCTTTCGTTACCGCATCTGTGTCGCCTTTGCTACCGTTATTCTTGTTATCGACAGGCGTAGTTTTATTAGCTTTTTCCCATTCCGCTTTAAACTCTTCAAACTGTTTCTCAGCGAGAGCTTTTACAGAATTTTCGTTTTCTTTCTCAAGGCGATTCTTTTCCTCTGTTATCTTGGTTGCCAAATCGTGCCGATACTGACCAGCATAATTCTTGCAAACCTCAATAGGCAGTTCCCAAGTTTCATCTGTGATTTTCTCGTCATCCGCAAACGAGGGTAAAAACGTGGCAGCAAGCGCATCAACCGTCTGTGCCGATAATACACCAAAGTCGTTCTCTCCAACTCTGGTCTTCAATCCTTCAATAAGAGCTTCTTTCTCCATGTTTTATTTTTTAATATTTTCTACAAAAATAAACTATGGTTATTTTGTAAAGAAAAAATCAAACTAAAATCATTCGTTTTTAGTAGTAAAAAACTTAATAACATCTATTTATGTGTATTTTTGTTGCATAATAAAGTAAAAAATATTTACAATGAAAAGTGAAACATCATTACAAACACTTCGCAAAAAGTCTATTTATACAAATGATTTTGTTAATAGTATTAGAGAAAGCGAGGGGAATAAAAAACAATCCAACATATTTATTGCTCAAGAAGGGCCACAAGAAGATGATTTACATAGTAGTGTAGATATTCTCATCACAGGTGGAAACAGAGGAGGAGGAAAAGCGAACCCATACTCAACCCCAATAGCAACTCCAAACGGATTTGTTAAAATGGGGGATTTAGAGGTGGGGGATAGAATTTGCACGCCTTACAATGGTGTGCAAAAAGTTTCTCAAATTTTCGAGCAAGGAGAAAATACAATTTACACATTACACCTAAGCGACGGCACATCTGTGCAATGTATGGATAACCATAGGTTTTGGGCAAGATACGGAAGTTGGGGTGATTTTAAGGAGTATTTGGCGAGGGAGATATTTGATAACTATAATATGAACTCTCGATTCCCAAATTCGCTAAGAGACAAAAGAAATGAATATTTCGAGATACCATTGCCCGGTGAAGTCGAAATGAATGAAGATATAACCGAGATAGATTTACCGATACACCCATTCTTACTCGGGTATATGAGCGGTAGCGGATTTTGGCATTTTAAGAAAGGAGGAATAGAACTTGGAAAGCATATGTCCGCTGCAAGGAAAATAGCTTCTGTCGGATATAGAGTGTTAAAGCGAGAGGGTCGATATGTTTTAAGGGGAATGACGGCAGAAGAACGCAAGGCTATTACAAAGAGTAGAGGAAAGCAACTTGCAAGAATACCAAAGGAATATATGACTGCAAGCATTTCTGCAAGGTGGGAGTATTTACGAGGAGTATTCTATCAGAATGGGTATTCTGCAAAAAAACACCCTCACCTTGAATTACCAAGCCTCCCACTTATAGAAGATGTTGCTTCACTTGCACGTTCACTTGGTATATTTGCTAAAATTTACGAGGTTACGGAAGACCCTGATAGATTAGGGTGGTGGGGAATTGTGTTTGTGTGTCCTGATGATAAGCGGATTTACGGTAAGACTTGCTATCAAACTCGTGCGCATGTAAATGGAGAATTGCCAACAACCCCACACAACGAAAACACGATAACAAAAACTATTGTATGGATTCAGAAATCAAAGCATAAGCAACCTTGTAGATGTATCACCGTAACTGGAAGAGACCACTTGTATTTGTCAGATGCCTATACGGTAAACCACAATACTTTTACGCTTTTAATGGAACCAATGTATGATATTTGTAATCCAGATTTCAACAGTATAATTCTCCGTAAGAACAAAGACGACTTTAATAATATTATCAGGGATAGCAAGAAACTGTATTCAAGGTTTGGACAATACAATAAGTCAAAAGATGACATGGCTTGGTATTTCAACAGTGGAGCAGAGTTAAAGTTCGGAATATACGATATGCCAGTAGAGGACTTTGACGACAAGTATCGTGGTCAGCAGTTTGCGTACATTGGTATAGATGAGTTGCCACAGATGAGTTTTGAAATGTTCAAGTTCCTTTTTACAAATAACCGTAATGGTTCTGGAATAAAATCACGAATACTCGGTACTTGCAATCCAGACCCTCTATCGTGGCTTCGTGTATTTATTGATTGGTTTATAGGTAAAGACGGAATACCGATACCTGAAAGGAACGGTGTTATACGCTATTTTTATTCACGAGGCGAATCTGTTGATGAAATCGTTTGGGGTAATACACCCAAAGAGATATATGAGCAATATAAAGATGAGATAGATAGCCGTTGGGACGAATCGTATGAAGAACTTGGATATGATAGGGCATCTTTCTTTGTTAAGTCGATGACTTTTATCAAAGCGGATTTAAAATACAACAAGAAATTATTAAAGTCTGACCCGGGTTATCTTGCAGGTCTTCATAATCAATCAGAAGAGGTAAAGGCAAGGGAACTTGATGGAAACTGGAACTTTATGGAAATAGGCGACGATATGATAAAAATGTCGCACATGGCTCGATGCTTCCGAAACGACCAGATGCTTGGTGATCACATTCACCGTGCTACTTGCGACGTTGCGTTTACAGGTGGTGATAATTGCGTATTGTGGCATTGGATAGGTTGGCACTTGGCAGATATATTTGTTTGTAAACTCGACTCTATGCAGACTTGCCAAGCCATACAATCAAAACTTGTTGAGTGGGGTGTGTTGGAGAAGAATTTTATTTACGACCTTAACGGATTGGGACAGACATTCAAAGGATACTTTAAGAATGCCGTACCTTTTAATAATGTGGAAGCCGTACAACCTAAATACAAGAATATATACGATAACGTAAAGAGCCAATGCGCTTATATGTTTGCGCAGAAGGTACAGCAAGCAGAGATAAGTTTTGAGCCGTCTTTGCTTGAACGCAAATTCTCTGGAAAAGGTTATGACGGAAAACCATTGAAAGATATTATACAATCAGAGAGGAAGTGTATAAGGCAGGACGTAAGCAAGCTGGATAAAGGTTGGTGCTTGATAAAAAAAGATCAAATGAAAAGACTTGTAAAGCATTCACCTGACTTCTTTGAAGCATTGGTGATGAGAATGTATTTCGAGATAAATCATCAAGCAGTAAAAATACCTTCTTGGGTGAGAAATTTCTAAACAACACAATAATATAATAATAAAAAGATATGGATTTGAGCCAATTTAAAGGACAGACGGCAGATAATTTACCTAAGATGAGAGATATTCTCACCAAAAAGCCGTTCACAAGAATTAAGCCAGACGGACATTATAATCACGGAGAAAGGTTTGGTGATGTAATGGAAGAAAAGCCAGTGTGTGATTATCTACACAGAAAGATTGTAACACAGGAGGACTTTACAAGAGAACTCGACCCTTACGGACACCTTATCAACGACCGTGAGTATTATCACGATATATGGCGACAAGACACAAGAGAAGACGGCACTGGACTTTGGTATCTTGAAGAAGTGCCAAGATATGCTTTCAGTTTCCAACATGTAATACTCCATAAGCAACTTACGCACCTTACGGGTAACGATATTCAGTTTGAACTTGCCGACAAGAAAGATGATGATAAGTCGAGGGATATTTACAATGCTTTCAAAAGGGGATGGCAGGAACGCAACATGGAGACAGCGTGGTTTCAACTCGCAAAGTCGGTAAAATCTACCGGAGATGGTGCTATGGTGGGTTATCTTGACAAAGGCACATTCGGTTGGAAAGTTTTGTCTTTCTCAAAGGGTGATAAACTTTTCCCTCACTACGACCTAAAGACTGGTAAGCTGAACATATTTGCTCGCACATACTGCAACTATGACGAAACTGGGCGCATTGTGAATAGGTTTGTTGATGTGTGGGACAACAAATATTATTATCGTTTCAAAGCTGGTGGTGATGCTACAACTGCATTAGGCAAGTTTAAGCAGTCTGTGATGAATATGTTTAATGTTAGTGGCTACGAACTTGACGCACAAGAATTGCACAGCTTTGAAACCATACCTGTAGCTTACCATCGTGATGATATGGGCGCTTGTTGGACTTTCTCACAGGAAACAATTGATAATTACGAAATGGCTTTCTCTCGTATGGCACAGAGCAATCACGACTTTGGTTTGCCTATTATGTATGTAAAGGGTGAAGGCTCGGAAGAGGTGAGCAAGCAGGATATGAGCCACGCTTCAAAGATTTTCTTCTTGCCTTCTGACGGAGAAATGGGATTCCTTAACAAGCAAGATGCAAGCAATGGTTACGGCAAGGAACTTGAAATTCTCGAAAAACAGATTTACACACAATCATTTACGGTTATACCACCAGAATTAAAGTCTGGCGATTTACCAGGTGTGGCTATCAAGTTACTCTACTCTCCTGCATACGAAAAAGCGATGTCGGACGCAAACGAGTTCGATGGTGTGGTAGATAAGATGGTAGAGATATTTGCTTTTGGCTATGGTGTAGAAACTGGAAATCAACTCAATTTTAAAACCACCCCTATTTCTCACTACATCAAACCATACGTCCATCTAAACGAAACGGAACTCACCAATAACCTTGCAATTCAAGTACAAAATGGTTTCCTCTCAAAGCAGACGGCAAGCGAGAAATCTGTTTACGCTACTCCTCAAGAATGGGACAGAATACTTGCAGAAAAGAAACACGAGCAGGAAATGGACTTATTGCTTACAGAGCAGAAATTGGAGGTACAAACGGAAAATACCATCGAACAAACCAAGGAACTTAATAAGGTGAATGGAAATAATGGATCGGATGTAAATGATGCTAACGGCACACGGCAGCAAAAAGATTGGAAAACCGCCAAAGGAACAGGCGCGAAAGCGAGTATAAGTTCAGGAAAAGGCGAAAAGGTTTGGGACAAGAATGGAAACCTTGTAAATCCTGCTACAGGGAAAGCCTATTCCAAATGGGATAAGTATAATCGAGACCATTGATAGCTGAAATCAATTAATTTTCTTATTTTTTTGCAGATTTTAGTTGGTATTCTTTGAAGACAGTTAGTGGTATCGTAATTTTGTCTTAAACATCTACGACCGAACACGCTATAATAAAGAGATTTAACATAAAAAGACTTCAAAAATAGCTTTTAAGCGAAAATCCCAATGCTTGTTCTTTCGGTCGTACTTGCATTGGGATTATTGTTTTTGTGCGTATGAAATATATAAGAATGTCATTGGTAAAAGAAACATTTGGCAATGTGGAATTGACGAAAGCATTGGCTATGGCATATCTTATCAAACATAATACACAATCCTCAAACTTGCATAACTATTCAATCAACCTTATTCATAGCATTACAGGCATGCACGCAAATACTATCAAAAAGAGATTGCGTACATTGAAAGAGCATGGGCTTGTGTTTGTGGAAAAGAACAACCTCATATTCCGTTCTACCGTCAGCAAGCACAAAAACAGAAACATGAATATAGGTAGAATGGATTTCAAAAACGTAAAATCAGTAGAAAGGTCTTTGCAAGCCTTGCAGGTTATCCTCATACAGCAGAGGAAAGATTTTTGTAAGCATACCATTCACAACGCTCATTACGGCTATAATCAGAAAAAGATTAAGACTGCGCAGAAGGTTTGTCGGAAGTATGGTTATGGAAACGAGTACAAAGAAAAAGGATTATCATACAAGACTATTGCAAAGAAAATAGGTGTTTCCATAGCAACAACAGTTGAAATTGTCAAAATGGGAGTCGGACGAAAATTTTTCAAGAAGTTTTCTCACTTCGTTTGGACTTTTTTAAAAGGGGTTAATTATTTAGACATCAATGGATATACTTTCACTACTGCCAACTACGGATTCCAAGTAAAAGCCAATACATATAAGATTGGCAGCAAGTGGAGGACATAATAGTATGGTAATATATAGATTCTAAAAAGTGAAGGCTCAAAAATTGTTTGATAGATGAAAAATTCAACGAAACTTGAAAAGGTCAAGAAGTTCCTTGATGAGAACGGAATCAGGTATGATGGTGGCATAAATGCTATTGGTAAAAGGGATTTGTGGCTTCCCGATACAAAGGTGGCTATAAAGATTGATGGAGAGGATGGAGATTTGTTTTTCACGAAATATCGAAAGTGTGCTTACCCTGTATTCATACGCGATAACGAAACTCCAAAGTTTGTGATAGAAAAGCTGCAAAACACTATAATCAAGTCTATGATGCGAGAACAAAAAAGAATAATGCGAAAGAAAGAAAGGACGGCGAAAAAATGAGCAATTTAAAAATCAAGTTGGATACTTCAAAGTATCGCCTACCGACGCAAAAGGATATTGATAACGCAAAAAAGTTTATTCTCAAGAGAGAGAATACTGCAAAATCATTAGAGACTCTGATAGACAATATTCTTGTTGATGCGGCCGGAGAAATAGCACAGATATGCCTTAAGTACAACATCCCTGCCAAAGATTTTAAAATGACTGCCAACAAGCAGATGTTTGCAGAGGAGGAGAAAGTAATGGATAGGATAGAAGAGGAAATCATGTCGCTTATCCAAGAGTATTCTCTGAAAGTAACAGATAGTGAAGCAAGAAAGAAAATGCTTGCGTTGTATATATCTTCGCTTGGCAGAGGAAACAACAACCTTCAAAAGACACTCGATGGCTATTTGTATCGCTACCTATACGATTTGGAAGCGATTATAGCGTCTATGAAACTCGCAATGGAGAATAATGCCAACTTTTCACCATCTACCGCCATAAGTAAAATAAAGTCCTCACAGCACTCTATTTATACTACTCCAGAAGTAAAGTATGCAATGTCTGCTAAAAATTTAGCAATAATGCAGGCTACATATATCCGCACTCACGGTAATCATTCTTCTGATGGTGTGCCTTTGAGTTCGGTTGGTGTGAGTAATAGTAATGCAAACAATGTCGTGAACATGGCAAAGAATACAATGGCTATGGCTTGGATGAGAAATCTTGCTGTTGAGTTTCAAGAGGATAATGAGATTGTTGGATTTTGGGTCGCAAGAGGAAGTAGTTATGATTGCAAAATATGCAACGAGCAAGTAGGATTTCATAAAAAAGAAGACTTAGGGGGATTGCCGTTGTACCATTCTCGTTGTTGTTGCGTGGCAATACCTATCTATGGCGTAGGTAGTGAAGGGGTAGATTTATCTGGTATTAATTTCAATTTATAATATGGACTGTACAAAATGTGAAACATACGACTTATGCAATGAGGTAAACGGAGAAACCATGTGCCTCATTATCAGAATGCGTAGTAAAAATAAAAGATAGATATGGATTTTTCAAAGAGAATAGAAAAGGAATCAAAGAAATACGGAGTGGCTGCACAGAGCCTTGTCTTAGCCGATTTAATGTCGGTCGGCTACACAGAAGCCGAAGCATACTCAATAGCATACGCAGAAAATGCAGTGCTATCATTCCAACAGAATCAAAGCATAAGGGAGGGTATAACAAAGTCCGGACGTTTCAAGGAAATGCTGAATGAGAGAATAGACAACTTGCGTTCAAGAGTCCCTTTGTCAGATGGTGAGGATATGGAGTTAATGAGTACAGAAGATGCTGCAAAGCAAGTTCTAAAGGCTGCACAGCTACTTCCCGAAGGTTCAAAGGAGCGTGGAGAGATGTTCGTAAAATACACCGAATTGTTGCGTCGTAACTCACAAGTCGATGCAGAGCCTGAAGAGGATAATATTCGTATCTATCTGCCTTTAAAATGTAATGACTGCCCACTGTTGCAAGAGTACAACGAAAGGCAGAAAGAAATAGAAGATGCGAAGAAAGCGGCAGGTACAGAAAAGGAGTAGCGTAAAGACAAAAGGGCTGATCCCTCACGGTCAGCCCTTCTTTATGCAAGCGCCGCACACAAAAGCATACGACACCGTTTCTACTCCTACAACTTGGTGGGAGAGATAATTCCTAAATCCAATCTATCGTGGTAGTCCCATTGTAGCCATTTTGCCAAATCATAAAGCAATACGACACAGCACTTCCGCCGTGTTCTCTCATATATTCAAATTCTCCATTCTTAGCGCATAGCACACGGCCAATGAACTGAAAAACATACTTTGGTGGTGTCTTGCTAAACAACTCATCATAGCGTTTCTTGCCTTCCAAGAACGTCGTTTTGAGAAACATAATGGAATAGCCATTATTAGGGAGCAAGCCCAACGAGTGTTTTACTGTCTCACAAGCGTATTTGTAGGCGGGATTGGTCAGAATACAGAAGTTATCCCCGAGAATGGATGGGGCTTTGTCGAAAGAGAAGAAATCTTTTGTTTCCTCTCCATAACCTCTATTGATTAGGTCTGACGAATATACAAAATGACCAAATTCTTTCAAACGCTCAGACAAATCGCCACGCCCACAACACGGCTCCCATACATTATGGGGAATATCAAACTTTGCTTTCAGTCTGTCAATCGCGATGCTGTCGGTGGCGTAGAAGTCGTTACTCTCACGCTCCTGGTCCGTATGGTTGCTTGCCCCAAGCGTCTTGAATATACTATTTCTATTCCCTGACCAATCCTTTGCCATATATCAATTTGCTTTTTCTTCTTTCAGTTTCTCTCTCAACTCATCAGCAAGCACCATTTGCTCAAATTCCTTGTTTGACATTTCCTGCTTTTCTTTTTCCTTGTCTTCCTTTGAGCTAATCTCGTCCTTGCGATTCATATATGCCCGTGCAGCATGGATAACAATATCGTGGTATAATCCGTCTCCGACTGACGTAACGTTGCCCATATTACAAAGCAACGTACTCAAAATTTCATCGCAATCCTTAGTATTTTCCTCGAATAGGTCAATGATAAATCGGTACATTATTCTGTTCTGTGGAATACGCACGCACCATAATTCTTCCAAACAAGCAATCTTCACAGCCTCTATCTCAGAAAGACCGTTCTTTTCAAGATACTTTGGGGTTATCTTTGCGTTAGCATTTTCCTCTCTTGCCGTTCCTTTGTCAGAAATCAGCAACTTAACTCGCTTTATTTTGAAATTACCAAATCGGGTGTATGTACCCAACGGCATCACTCGTTTTTCTTTCTTTTCTTCTTCCATATATGCTTTTGTTTCAAAGGTTTGATACTAAGGCAGAATATTCAAAAATTCCGCCACTTTCTTGCAATGGTAGAACAATTCCAAATCAGACGACAATCCGTTATCTTTCATCACGGCAGGTTTCACACCTTTCTTTCCGTTCAACACTTCCAAACAGAGTTCCATCTGTTGGTAGGCAAGGGATAATTGCTCCCTTGCCTCCTTTTCAGATAGACTTGCCACGAAATAGTTGATAATTTTAATATCCTCCTGTTTCATATCTATGCAAGTTTAAGATTTTTTGGGGCGACCTGCTTTCTTTGGCGCAGACTGCTCTTTATTTTCCTTCATGGGCTTTTGTGCCTCATCTTTTATATCCACCTCGTCTTCGCTGTTACCGCTATGGCTTTGTTTCTCTGCAAGTTTAGCAGAAAGTTCCGCAGCCTCTTTCTCAAATCCCAATTCAAGTAACGCTGCAACTTGCTCTTCCTCTGGCAACTTCTCAATTTCTTCCAACTTAGCTATGCGCTCAGCGGCAGATTTCTCATCAGCATCTTTAAATTCTTGCTTTTCTGCGTCTTTCTGCTCTCCAATAGCAGTTTCCATAACTGGCTTGCCGTAATTCATTCGTGCCAAGTTTCCGATGTCCTCACTCTGAACCAACGTAGGGTTCTTTTCTCCAATAATTAATCCCATAATCTTTATATTTAATGTTTACTAATATCCTTAAACATAGATGGAACAGTTCCGTATGTTGGTAAATGACCGTCCCATTTCTCAATCCACATCTGTTCTAATACGGCAGGTGTTAAGGCTTTTGTGCGAAGTTCGTTAGCCTTATACTCGGCTTCTGCTGCTACAATCTTCTTCTGCGCTTCGGCTTGTACCACCTTTACCTCGTTCTGTACACGCATAGCTTCCTGGACAGCTCTGTTCTTAGCGTTTACAGACTGAACTATTGTTTTTGGGTAAGTTAATCCAGATGTTAGTTGTTCCAAATGAAAATTCTCTTTGGCAAGTGATTTGGATAGATAAACTTCAATAGCTTTCTCTACTAAATCACGATTTGAAACAATCTCGTCAGTAGTGTACTTATTGAGTTGAATGCGGAACGCATCACGAACATAGTTATACAGAGTTCCATTAATAACATCACTTAACTCTTTGCGATACTTTTTAAACACATAAGGACTTTTGCCATCAACAATTTTCAAAGATATAGTAGGGTCTATTTTGAACTCGCTGCCATCTTTTGCATTGATAGTAAAAGCAGGATAGTCCACCGTCTGAACGTATGTAGGATACTCGTACACATCTTCCGTAAACGGATTGTACCACACACGACCAGTACAAAGGCTAACATCGTCCACACCCTTGTCAGACCCATAAAGATTAACGAGAATACCCTCGCTACCAGCATCTATACGCTCCGTGCAAGAGGTAAGGCTGAATAAACTACACATAAGCATTAAAATGCCTAATACAATTTTACTTTTCATTGTCTTTCTTGTTTTTGAATTTATTAAAAATATTTATTATCCTTACAAAACATCTTGTCTTGAATGAGAGGACTCCCCAAATGGTGAGAACAAACACTCCTGCAATATTAGCAAGTGTATCAGATAGTGTCATCATCGTTGTTCCCAACGATATTATGCCAAGCGTTAGCAAGCACCATGTAACAATTACAAATACTTTCACTACCATATTATCCCATTACCAATTCCCAATCCTCTGCGAACACATCAGAGACAGACGGTACCCAACTATCAGCACGTCCAGTACCTCTATTATAGATAAGACACTGACTTGTGTAAGCGATAAAGTTGTTTCCCTTGCCTATCAAATCTTTTGCGCTCTGTGGGAGCGATTGCATTTTGGGAATAATACTACCCTCAATGTAAGCAGGAACTTGCTTGAATACCATTAAGTTCTTACCATTCCATCCACTTCTGCGGATAGCAAGACCGAACTTCAATGCCTGAATAGCCTCTCCAAAATTATACTTTGTATCGGGCTTCAATTTAGCCCCGTTTGCATACTCTATGCGGTTATGAAGCGTCCCTAGGTAACTGCCCATTGCCTCACGTTGGAGATACAAAAGAAAGGCTGGATAATCCTCTTTTATGATTTCTCTGAACTTGTCTGAATCAACGAAAGCATTGCACTTGTTGTACTTTTCTTTCAGCTCAGTATCTTCAATGTAAAGTCTATCAAGGAACGTATCAGCAGGCTTGTAAGCCTTTTCAAACACGTCCTTTGGCGACCAACTCTCATAGCCATCCTCGTATTTCACAAGGTAGCCTTGCTCATCGTCTTTGTGAGTACCTTCCTTGTATGGATTGCGCCCACCCTTGTTAATGTACTCGCCCAATTCCATAGGCACAGCCTCAACACTCTTTGTTCCAATGTACTTTTTCATAATTTTTGTTACTAATATTAAACTAATTCCTCGTATGTCTTTTCAAATATATCCGTTTTGCAAGGATAAAACTCTCCATTCACACCCTTGATGATGTAATCGCCGACGTTGGCTTTCATTTCCCCCTCCAATGTTCGGATGTGCAAGCCTTTCTCTTCAACGATACGTTCGTACTCATCCCATCGCCAAAACTCTTGCGTGTTCTCCGCAATACTCATTCTAAACCCATGCAAAGAAACACCCTTGCGGAAACATTCAATTTCCATAAGGTTTTTACCGTTCCATTGCACGGCTTCAATTACCACTGGTTTCTTTCTGTACTTCTTCATCTTTTTATTTATTTTAGATGTCCGCAATGCCACTTTTGGCATATTGGGCATAGATAAGATTTCATTCCTTGCTCACTCAACTTCGGTCGCTGCTTCAGCCATTCTTCCGCTTCATCTTCCGTGTCATATGCCTTCTTTTGCTTCCAATGCCGTGCCTCCGTTCTCGTCCAATGACACGGGTCAGGCTCAAACCTCTTGTGTGGTTGCTTCATCTGGTATTTCCGTCTTAGCATTTGTATCTTCTATATCATCAATCGACACGAGTTTATATTTTCCTTTCCCCAAATAGGCTATTACGGGATTCTTCACTCCTGTAACCATCTCCATCACCGACTGCGGACAATCTTTTATACCAAAATAAACCTCTATCTCTTCCATTGTTATTTGTTTTTATATATCTCTTTCTGCAACACTTTCCAACAGCATTTGGCAACCCAACCTACCATATAGGCTGCGTGTTCATCGTTAGATAAGTCATATTCAATACCTAACTCATCAAAAACAGAGTTCACTGCGTGTAGGCTTTCGTGGGCAATACGCTCTACAATATCGCTACCAAGAATATCACCAGCTAAAGTAAAAAGTATCAACACGCCATATTTCTTGCTTTTCTTGTGCATAACACATTGGTATGTATAGGCATTGCCACCCTCGTACTTTTCTATGGGCTTGTCGTCGTTATTGTGACAGACAAACTTGTCCTTTACGTCTTCCCAGTTTGTCGCAACCCATAGCGTGCGGGGATATATGTCGCTTCTAAACCCTTGTAGCATTGTCTTTCAGCTTTTTGTTTTCTTCCTCTAACTCCTTAATAAGTTTCTGCATACAAAGGACTTCTCCATAAACAGATTCGTTCATTTTCTCCAAGTTCTTATCGTAACATCCAAGCAATATTGCTGGGTGATAAGATGTCTTGTCTCCTTTACACATGAGAAGTATATTTGCAAGGGCTTGCATAATCCAAGTGTGGTCGTTCTGCAACTGGCACAGTTTGTCGGCAAGTCCACTTCTATTGCTGTTTTCCATCAACGACAAGTCGGTCTTCAAGTCGTCAAATACCTTATGCAAGCCTTGATGGTTTATTGCACTCTTGAATCTATCGACTGAACTTAGATATTCTTTAATCCGTTCCATAACTATTCCCCTTTCTTTGCTTTTAATTCTTTATACCTCTTTTCGCTCACAAGGAACGTGCCTCTGTCCTTGAACTTGATGGCATGGTAATGGTTATCGTTGATAAAGTATTCGATTGTATTGCTATTTCGATAGTTCTCAAAATAAGCCTTTGTCGTGTGACAACTTTTTACCGACCCAAAGACATTGTAACACTTTGCATAACCTCTCCACTTCTCAAAGAAGTTGTACAGGTTTATTTCGTCTGGCAACTTTTGTCCACTATCCTTATCATTGGTGCTTGGGCCGTCTCTCAAATCACGGGATTTATTAAGACCTCCACGGAACGAATCTTTCCACATAAAATAATTTTCAGGCTTCGGATTCTCTGTTGACAAGATACGGCTATTCACCACTCTAACAGACCTCCTTGCGCTTAAACTCATTCTGCGAAACAAATCTTGATAACATTCGTCCACAACACTATTATGAAACGGGATATAAGGGAAATGCGAGATTTTCTCGTCTGGCAACTCCTGCCTATCATTAGCCTGTCCGACCTTGATATGCTGATAGCTTGTGTTATCTTTTTTGCTACCAACATCTATGCCCATTATCAACCTTTTTGCTTCTTCTTGTGACATTATGCCCTCGGTGAATTTCTCGCACATTCTTGTAGCCTCACGAGCAATACAATCATTGCAAATCTCTACCCATTTAGCATTGTGTTCCATATTCAACAGAACGGCATCCTTATAAGTCAATGGGGATATACTGCCTTCTGAAAACCTATATTTTATCTGTTGTGGTATATTGCACCCTAATATCTCAACAATCATTACTTTATTATAACTAATGTCGTACACTTTCATAATTGGCAATTCACGAGTGCAAACGCCTATAGAACAGAGAAACGATAACGCTTCCTCATTTACAGCCTTTGCCCAATATTCTTTTCCACCGCTCATACCGTTTTCTCCTTTTCAAGTTGTTTAGCCAAGATAATACCAGCAATACCTAACATAAAACCTTTAAATTTCGCATCAGTCATACCAATGTCAGAAAGATTGAAGTTATAACTTCCATGCTCCAATATGGCATTCATCGATTCGTCTGAAAATTCAATACCATGCAACGCAGAAACAGCATAAAAAAGATTTTTTCCCACATCAAATGTAATATTGCATTTTACACTATCTGTACAATGCTTTTCTTCTTTTCTTTCACTCATACTATATCAAGTTTAATATAAATCCTCTGAAAATAATCTCTGAATGCACCTTTCGACCTGATGGGCATTGTAGGCTATCAACGCAGCCTCTTTCCTATCAACAAATCTCCCATAAGATGTAAGGAATCCTTGCGTTGTATTGTATTCTTTATCATCCTTTCTATGGTTATCATTTGTCGGAAATGCGCCTATGATGTTGCAATGTCTATATCCACAAAGAACAAAGCCTGTATTTACCTCGTATTGATCTTGATGTGGATAAACATTACCATCATCATACCATATCGCAGAACATAAAATCATTTCAGTCATACACCCTAAATATTAAATGCGTAACTTATTTCATTGTCGCAGAATACCTCGTAGATATTGTTGCTCGACTGCTTTCTTTTGGCATAGCCCAATCGTGTCATCTCTCTACCAAACATGTTGATATTCTCGATGTCATACATCTTTCTCTCGCAAAATGATACATAGTCATTATACAAAGATTGAGACGGCACAGCCTTTGGCTTCTCATCCCAATGACCACTATAACGATTGGGACGGTATTCCCTTGTTCGAAGGAATATCTGAACCGTCTGACCGTTTTCAAGCAGATAATCCTCCGTCTCTTCCAAACTCTCCTTCGTTGGAATAAACTTAAAACCCTCTTTCTTTAATTCCATATACCCCTGAATGAGCCAATTCCTAATACCACTCAACTCAGTACACAACTCTTGCACCAAGTCTGGACGCATATCATTCTTGGATACAGTTGTCCTAAAATGAATAAGCAACAACCTACGCATAAAGGCTTCTCCCATAGAACGGTTGCTCGGTTTCTTGTTCATATTGAACACCAAATAAGGAATATCAGATGTAACCTCTACGTTACCACCAATACGCCTGTACTCTTTCTCTTCTCCACTGCACAAAGACTTAAAGTTACCCTCATAACGGCTTATATCAGATGTATTGACCTCTGTGCAGTAGTTGAATATCTTACCAACAATGACAGACCTGAACCTTGCACCATCATCACCATCTTTAATCAAGTTGTGCAACGACATCGAGGATATATTGTCATTACCATACACCGCCTTGACAACCTCAAAGATAACACTCTTACCATTAGCACCACTACCAACCAACCATAAAGTTTCTTCTATCTTACGAGAAGACGCATCACGAGGAGCAAGACCCAATGACAGGTACTTCTGTAACAATGAAACCTGTACTGGAGTAAGAATGGCTTTCATAAAAGCTAACCACTTAGGACAAGTAGCAGTAACATCATAAGCGTAAGGCAAGACAGATAATATATCCATTCTGTCAGAGAAAGGGTGATAGACAGGTTCCTCAATATCAGTAAAGTCATATACACCATTAGAGAAACCAACGATATACTTGGATAGTCTTAACCTTGACATTGAAGCACCTTGCTTAGCAGCACGCAAAATATTAGAACGAGCCTTAATCAAATCGGACTTGTTGATATTAGCCTTAACTAAACAATCATTCAAAGATTGCTCTAATAAAACATCAGATAATGCAGACCAATATTTACCATTGAAATAATAGATTGTATCGTTATGCCAACGTAAAACCTTAGCACAGACACTACGGATATGATTCTCATAACCAAAAACTCTATCACCAAATAACGCAGACTGAATAACAGAACGTAACGATTTCTTGTTGAAAGAACCATACAACTCAGAAGATACGGAAGACACAACTTCCATACTACGCTCATAATCACTGTTATTTATTCCACTCTTTGCCAATTTATTCCGTATTTTATAGATTCGAGAGAGATTTCTATATATAATCTTATATATCTTATTTCTCTACCCATGAAAATGGTCAATAATTCAGAAAATCATCCATAACAAACACAAAGATACCCTTTGTAAAAAGGACTTTCAAGCACATTAGCTAAAATCTATAAAAATAGTCCATAAATTATCCATACACAACCAAAAATGCTCCACAAACACAGAAAATAATAAATAATAGGTTTAAATTAACTTTATTTTAACACTTTCAAAAAACAACTACAAAAAGATAATAACTATAACGTTTCACAATATGCTGCGTGAAATAAAAAAAATAAAAAAAATAAAATTAAAATTTTTGTGAAGAGTGAATACGCCGCCGTTGCCTCGTTTTCCCC